GTATATGGACTATGGCCCCGATAAAGCGGGCTATTTAAACAATATTTGGCGTATTATTGATTGGTCTGTAGTAAACAGTCGACTATAAAGGAGTAATTTATGAATAAACTCAAATTATCAGCCGCAGCACTAGCACTAACTTTGTTGTCGGGTTGTGCTGCTGTGGATACAGTTAAAAAATATTGGCCAAAAGCACATGATCCAGTTATGTTCAATCAACTAGTACAAGTTGATATTGCAATCGAACATGTTGATTGTAATGCTCCAAATTGGGCCAAAGTTGTTCCACTGAGCGAAAATTTAGCTAAGTATGCCGAATGGCGTCGTGATCCTCAAGCTGAAAACATAAAAGGATTACATAGTCATGTAGAGCGTATGACCCGAGGTGGTTCAAAAACTTTTTGCGAATTAGGGAAGAAAACAGCCAGTCAAAGAATTGCTGCTGCTAAATCTGCTTGGGAGGGTAGATAAATGACACAACTAGTACAAGAAATTGAACAAATTGCCAACGAGTATCGTGCTGGAAATATCACCGAAGAAGAACGAAATTATTTGTTAGCTGAAATACGTGATATCAGGGCCGCACAAGAGTGTGCAGGAAATGAACAATTATTTAGACATGTAGTACAGGCCTGCAATATTGCAATGGCTATAGTTTAAATTAAATTGAAAAACTGCTGCCACAGCCACAAGTAGATACAGCATTTGGATTTTTGATTATAAAATTAGATCCATTAAGATCATTTTTATAGTCAATTTCGGCTCCCTCTAAGTATTGCATACTCATAGCATCTACAATAAGTTTAAATTTATCTATATCTATTTCAAAATCGTCGTCATCGATTTGATTATCGAATGTGAATCCATACTGAAATCCCGAGCATCCGCCACCTTGTACAAATGTTCTTAAAAAAGTGCCAAGGGGTTCTTCTTGGAGAAGAACTAAAATTTGATCTTTTGCAATTTCAGTGATAGTTATCATATAAATATTTATTAGTAATAGTAAACTCTATGTACAAATATCAACTTTGGGTAAAAATAAATAGTTATCAAACAGCAAATACTATTATTTGGGCTGCTAATGATTTCGAAGCTAAACAATTAGGTGAAGCTCAATTTGGTATCGGTAATGTACTTAACTATACAAGGATAGAATAGAGATGGCCTATTCAACACAGGTAATTGATCATTACGAAAATCCTCGAAATGTAGGTAGTTTTGATAAAAATGACCCCAATGTAGGAACCGGATTAGTTGGTGCCCCAGCTTGTGGGGATGTTCTCAAACTTCAAATCAAGGTAAATGATCAAGGTATAATTGAAGATGCTCGTTTTAAAACTTATGGTTGTGGTTCGGCCATTGCCAGTTCGAGTCTAGTAACAGAAATGATTAAAGGATTAACATTAGATCAGGCTGGACAAATAAAAAATTCTGTTATAGCAGAAGAATTAGCCTTGCCCCCTGTTAAAATTCATTGCAGTATTTTGGCCGAAGATTCGATAAAAGCAGCTATTGATGATTACAGGAAAAAACGTGATTCACTTAACGATAAAAGCCGAGCAACAAATTAAAACTTTATTAAGCCAACGCCAACAAGGAATTGGTATAAGATTAGGTGTTAAAACTACCGGGTGTTCGGGATTGGCCTATAAATTAGAATATGTTGATCAAATACAAAAAGGAGATATTGAGTATGCATTTTTTGGTTTTTTTGTATTTATTGATCCAAAATCTGTAGTTTATCTCAATGGATTAACAATTGACTATGTTAAAAAGGGGTTAAATGAAGGGTTTGAATTTATCAACCCCAATGAACGAGCACGATGTGGTTGTGGAGAAAGTTTTACTGTATGATTAAAATAAAACAAGCAGCCAACGAAATTTGCAGTACAAAATGTTTCGGTATTGATGGCTATGATGGTAGTTGTTGTAGTATAGAAAATCGTGATTATATAATTGGTCCTATCAATGATGCTGACGAATTTATTGCTAAATTAAGTAAAAAATTAGGTAGAGAGATTAAGAGATCTGATATTTTTATAGAATTTAATGAAGGCAGTAAACTTTTTCCCGAGCTACAAAATTGGCAAAATCTCGGAGCATATCCGGCTTTTCGAGTGGATTTAGAATCCACTAAAAAAAGTTGTATTTTTTATAATCGAACAACCAAATCCTGTACTGTATATGAAATACGTCCAGTTACTTGTAGATTATTCAAATGTAATTATTTAAGACAAAATTCATAGTCGAAACCCAATGGGTTTCTTGAAGGTATCTTGATAAATACTGCAATACTATTGTTAGGATACCATGGCACAGCAAAATATCGACATTGGTTCAGCACCAGATTCCGGCGATGGCGACGATCTACGCACGGCATTTACAAAAGTTAATGAAAATTTCACTGAAGTCTACACCCTTGCTGAAAATGGTGTAACTGGGCCTACAGGCCCTAGAGGCTATGATGGTGTACGTGGACCTACTGGACCCACTGGATATTTAGGTCCAACTGGATCTGTAGGGGTTACTGGACCTACCGGAGCAATCGGATTATCCGGAGCAAAAGGCGCTACTGGACCCCAAGGAGAAATAGGTTTTCAAGGTTTACAAGGTCCCCAAGGTCCTCAAGGTATACAAGGTCTCCAAGGTATTCAGGGCGGATACGGAGAAGCAATTACTATTATAGGTAATGTAGCCGATGTAAATGTATTTCCTCCTGGTGATTCACAAGTAACTTTAAATTCAGCATTTCCTTCTGCAGTTGCATCCGATGGTGTAATTGATTCTACATTGGGCGAATTGTGGGTTAAAGATATTTCAAATATTTGGATTAATGTCGGCGAAATACGGGGACCACAAGGCATACAAGGTATTCAGGGCCAACAAGGTATTCAGGGTATTCAGGGTATACAAGGATATAAAGGTGATGCAGGTACCTCGGTTAGTATTCTAGGATCAGTGGCCGATGTTAATGTTATCCCTCCAGGAAATCCACAAACAATATTAGATTTGTCTTTTCCTGCATCTACAGCTGGAAGTGGGGTTATTGATCAAGCTTCGGGCAATTTATGGGTATACGACGGTTCTAATTGGAATAATGTTGGTACAATTGTCGGTCCACAGGGTATATCAGGACAGCAAGGTGTTCAAGGTATTCAAGGACGACAGGGTATCCAAGGTCGTCAAGGTATCCAGGGCATTAAAGGCGAACAGGGTATCCAGGGCATTAAAGGCGAACAGGGTATCCAGGGTATTACAGGTGAGCAGGGTATACAGGGTATTCAAGGTGAACAGGGTATCCAGGGTATTACAGGTGAGCAGGGTATACAGGGTATCCAAGGTGAGCAGGGTATTCAGGGTATCCAGGGTGAACAGGGTATTCAGGGTATCCAGGGTGAACAGGGTATCCAGGGTATTACAGGTGAACAGGGTATACAGGGATTACAAGGCGAACAGGGATTACAAGGCGAACAAGGTATACAGGGAACAACAGGTTCACAAGGTGTTCAGGGTATCCAAGGAAGAGAAGGTAATTTCGGCGGAGCTACATTCGAATATCAATTTGATACTAAAACTGATTCGGCTGATCCAGGTCCTGGTAGGTTAAATCTAAATTCTTCTCAGGTACTATTTACTAACAGTCTGACTATTGATGATATTGATAACAATTCGGTTAATATTTCATTATTTTTAGCTACTATTGATGACTCAACATCACAGATAAAAGGGCATTTAAAAATAACAGTAAAAAATGATCCTACTAAATTTGTTTTCTTTGCCATCACTGGCAGTAGTAGTGATCAAGCTACACATTTTGATATTCCTATTTCATGGCTTTCGGGAGACTTGGGAGTAATTGCTAACAATACTATAGTGTTAATTACTTTTGCTCGTACTGGTGATATTGGGGATACCGGACAACAAGGTATTCAAGGTAGTCAGGGTATCCAAGGTCGACAAGGCTTACAAGGTCGACAAGGCTTACAAGGTATTCAAGGTGAACAGGGTATCCAGGGTGAACAGGGTATCCAGGGCATTCAAGGCCAACAAGGCTTACAGGGCATACAGGGTGAACAGGGTATCCAGGGCATTCAAGGCGAACAGGGTATCCAAGGCCAACAAGGCTTACAAGGTATTCAAGGCGAACAGGGTATCCAGGGCATTCAAGGCGAACAGGGTATCCAGGGTATCCAAGGCCAACAAGGCTTACAAGGTATTCAAGGTGAACAGGGTATCCAGGGTGTACAGGGAATTCAAGGCGAGCAGGGTATACAGGGTATCCAAGGTATTCAGGGATCAACGGGTTCTTCGACAAGTTTATTCTTTTATCAAGCTAATACAAATTCAACATCGGGTTATCCCGGTGACGGATATATAATATGGGATAATTTAGCTCAGACTTCGGCAAATAATATAATTGTTAGTCATTTAACTGAAGATTTGTCTGATATTGATCGTATTTTGGCAACTTTAGCTGATACAGAAAGATTTTTATTACAAGATCGAAATATCAGTGGCAATTATCAAATCTGGCAAATTAACGGAACACCAACAAATACAAATCCTAATTCGGCTACTAGCTATTGGACCTTTCCTGTAATTTTAATCGATTCTGGTGGGACAGGTACATCAGGATTTGCTAATGATCATGAATTATTTCTTTCGGTAGTAAGAGGTATTCAAGGACTACAAGGACCACAAGGACCACAAGGTATTCAGGGTATTCAGGGCGAGCAAGGTATACAGGGTATTCAAGGTGAACAGGGTATTCAAGGTATTCAAGGTATTCAAGGTATACAGGGTGAGCAGGGTATCCAAGGTATTCAAGGTGAACAGGGTATTCAAGGTATTCAAGGTATCCAAGGTATACAGGGTGAGCAGGGTATCCAAGGTATTCAAGGAACTAAAGGAACCGATGGAACATCTATCGATGTTTTAGGTAGTGTTCCTACTGCAACTTCATTGCCCGGATATCCTAGTGGATATGGCGGAAATATAGGCGACGGGTACATAACACAAGATCTAGGTCATCTATGGTTTTGGGACGGAGCGAACTGGGTAGATGCTGGGGAAGTTCGTGGGCCACAAGGTTTACAAGGAAATGATGGACCACAAGGTATACAGGGCCAACAGGGTATACAGGGTCAACAAGGTACTCAAGGAATCCAAGGTATACAGGGCCAACAAGGTACTCAAGGAATCCAAGGTATACAGGGAACCACCGGGGAATTCGGCGGAGCCAGTTTTGAATACAATTATCTTACAACCACTGGATCCAGTGATCCTGGCTCGGGTAATTTAAATCTAGATTCAGGAACATTTAGCACCGTATCACAAATTATTATTGATCAACTTGATCAACAGTTGGGTGATATTACCAACTTCATGACATCGATTAATAGCAGTCAATCTGCTATTAAAGGATTTGTACGTATTGCCCCTAATGCGAGCCCAGGCGATTACATTTTTTATGCTATTAATAATGCTGTAGTTAACAATACCGGGTATTTCACAGTTCCTGTATCATTTTTAGATTCTACAGCTACAACTTGGAGTAATAATACTCCGGTAATAATTACATTTGCTGTTACAGGTACCAGAGGAGACCAGGGAAATCAAGGTATACAGGGTATCCAGGGAAATCAAGGTATACAGGGTATCCAGGGCCAACAAGGTATTCAGGGTATACAGGGCATTACAGGCGAACAAGGTATACAGGGCATTACAGGCGAACAAGGTATACAGGGAATTACAGGCGATACTGGTCCAACCGGTCCAACTGGTATAAGTTTAGAACAATACCAATATCAAACCACTAATTATCTTGCAGTAGCCGGAAATCGAATTATTGCTGACACTAGCGGTGGTTCATTTACTATTACTTTACCAGCAACACCAATTTTAGGTGATTGTGTTACTATAACTGATGGTGGTAATTGGAGTTTAAATAATCTAACTGTAGCAAGAAATGGATCAACTATAGAAGGGTATTTAGATGATGTTTTAGTTACAGTAGCAGCATGTACATTAGAGTTCATCTATGATGGTTCAAATTGGCAAGTTACTGCCACATTAGGTGCACAAGGAGCGACCGGACCAACAGGTATAGGACCAACCGGACCAACTGGTGTAGGAACCGCTGGACCTACACCATGGACTTTACCTGCTACAGTATATGATAATGGTGCATCTTATAATCTTGGCGCAGCAGTTATCTATGCAGGGGGTTATTATTACAGAACAGGTAATCCATTAAATCCTGGATATCCCCCAACCCCGGGCTCAATTAACGGATCATGGACTCCTGTAGCCGATGGTGGCGCCACAGGTCCAACTGGTGAAGGGGCTACAGGACCAACTGGACCAACTGGACCTACTGGACCAACTGGTGAAGGAGCAACTGGACCTACTGGCATAGGAGCAACCGGACCAACTGGACCAACTGGTGAAGGAGCAACTGGACCCACTGGCATAGGAGCAACCGGACCGACAGGACCTGGTGCAGCATTTTCACAAACAAGAGGGACTGCTGCAATTACCACCAGTTCTTTAGCTGATGCTGCTACAGGTAATGCAACTATAACAGGATTTAAGGGATATTTGTTATATAAGATAGAGACCTCGTCTGCTGCCTGGGTAAGATTATATACATCAACTGCTGCCAGAACTGCAGATGCTTCAAGAAGTGAATTAGTGGATCCAACACCGGGATCTGGTGTATTAGCTGAAGTAATCACAACTGGTGCACAAACAATTGTATTCAGTCCAGGTGCAGTAGGATTTAGTGACGAATCACCTCCGACCACTGATATTCCTATAGCTGTTACAAATAAGAGCGGTGGTACAACCACAATTACAGTTACGTTAACATTATTACAAACCGAAAGTTAAAATGTCAAACGAAGTTAAAGAATATGTAGTTACTCTTAAAAAATTTGACGATCTGGATGATTTTTATGATGACATGGAAACCCCAGGGGGAAATTTATATATACCCAATCGACAAGTAGAAGTCTGTAATCGTAGACCCATTAGTCGAAATACTCATTATTATTTGACTCCGACCGAGGCCGAACAATTACGATCTGATCCTAGAGTACTAGATGTTTCATTAACACCCGACGAATTAGGGATAATCTATAGACCTAAATTTACTCAAACCGAAACTGATTGGGATAAATCATCTTTTAATGGAAGTAATTATAATAATTGGGGATTGCTCAGATCGGTAGAGGGAAGTCAAAGATCAAACTGGGGATTTGATGGAACTGCTTCACAGACCGGAACAATAATAACAACATCCGAAGGTGCTAATGTAGATGTTGTCATTGTTGATGGCTTAATAAATCCCGATCATCCCGAATATGCAGTTAATTCAGATGGAACCGGCGGTAGTCGAGTTATACAATATAATTGGTATCAACATCGAGCTGCTGTTGAAGGAACATCTAATAGTACGTATACTTATGGAAGTTATACTGGAACCGGTCAAGAAGCAAACAATAATCATGGAGCTCATGTTGCCGGTACTGTAGCAGGTAATACTCAAGGATGGGCACGTAAAAGTAATATTTACAATATTAGTCCCTACGGATTAAACTCATTGAGCGGAATTTATCTTTTCGACTATATACGTGCTTTTCATAATGCTAAATCTGTGAATCCACTTATAGGAAGAAAAAACCCAACTGTAACTAATAATAGTTATGGTTATGCACAATCGCTTTATTATACTGATGTAAATGAATTGCGTTATCGAAATACAATATATTCTGGACCATTTACAACTGCTCAACTTGACGGATATGGTGCAATAACTGATGGTGGTTATGTTTATTTAGGTTATAGATATAGTGCAGTTGAAGCCGATATAGAGGATGCCATAGAAGATGGGATTATTGTAATCGCCGCTGCATCAAATGATGCGTTAAAAATCGATGTGTATGGTGGAGTTGATTACAATAATTATCTATACAGTAACACTTATGGGTATTTTTATTATCATCGTGGGACAACTCCTGGTGCTGCTTTTTATGCAGATAATACACCATCAACAATTTGTGTAGGCTCAATCGGTACCAATACTGATGATAGAAAATCATATTTCAGTAATTGTGGACCTCGAGTGGATATATATGCTCCAGGAAGTTATATTCAAAGTAGTTTTAACAGTACTACCAGTTATGGCGGTGCCAACGATCCACGTAATTCCACATATAAACTAGGAAAAATTAGCGGAACTAGCATGGCTAGTCCACAAGTTTGTGGTGTAGTGGCCTGTTTAGCCGAAACATATCCAGATCTTACACAGGAAAAAGTTAGAGATTTATTAACAAAAATCTCTAAGAGTAACCAAGTCGACGATGATAGTCGTATTACATACAACTATACAGTTACAAATTCTGGTAGTAGCGACTATGTGTTTTCGGGCGATGGTTCCGGGAATGATATTACTATTACTATAGTGTCTGGTTCAGTGTTGAAATTTAATGTCAATGCCACAGGTCATCCATTTTGGATTAAAACTGTACAGGGAACTGGTACCGGCAACGGAGTTACTACAGGGTCAATAACTAATAATGGAACGGCATCAGGATTAATCACATGGGATACCTATGGTGTAGTTCCCGGAACGTATTATTACAACTGTCAATTTCACGCTTCGATGACGGGTCAAATAATTGTAGTAACTGAATTTGAAGATATTTACAATAATTATAATTTGTGTGGTTCAGAGAATAGATTTTTGTTTTACCCAAAAGAAAGAGAGACCAGCGGAGGTATTTTTCCTAATAAAGTATATTTAAATCGTCCCGGTACCGGATCGGTTTATCCTAGAGTGAGAACGAGACAACGGAAATAAATAAGCAATAAGGTTAAGATGCTAACATGACAATTGATATTAAAACCATAATTCAAAGTTCGCTGCCGACTGGCCCACAAGGATTGCAAGGTATCCAGGGTGAACAGGGTATTCAAGGTCCACAAGGTATCCAGGGTATTACAGGCGAACAAGGTATCCAGGGTATTACAGGCGAACAAGGTATTCAGGGTATTCAGGGTATTCAAGGACTGCAGGGCACGGTTGGATCAGGATTACAAATTTTAGGTGTAGTTGCCGACGAAACATTATTACCTGGTTATCCTAGTAGTTATGGTGGTAATACCGGTGATGCATATGTAACCAGCGACGACGAGCATATTTGGATTTGGGACGGCTCTATCTGGGTAGATTTAGGAACTCTGGGGTCAGGTGGTAGTGGTATACAAGGTGCATATTTTGACACCGAAAATTCCAGCTATGTACTACAGACCACACAGGGCGATGTAACCACACGACTGTTGTCTTTTGTTCCTGCTGGAGATTATGGTGATTTAACTAATGCGTCAGTAACTGATCCTTTTACTGGAGATCCTGGAGACTATAACTTAGATCTCGAACAAGAAGGGCCATTACAGCCGCATGATTTCGGTCCGGTTGATTTTAAAGGCATACAAGGTATACAAGGCTTACAGGGCATTGCAGGAACTACCGGTATAAATGGTATTCAAGGCACTCAAGGATTACAAGGTATTCAGGGATTACAAGGATTAAAAGGTGCAGGTGCTCTCGACGACAATATGAATTTTATTGTTGCTACCGGTAATTCTGCAATTTCCGGAGCATGTAATAATATTATAATCGGTGACAAGGCAGGTTATTGTATAACCTCTGGCGATTATAATTTCTTTGCTGGTCTTTGTGCGGGATATAGTAATACCACCGGCAGTCAGAATAACTTCTTTGGTCGATGTGCAGGGTGTTCAAATACTAGCGGCAGTTATAATAACTTCTTTGGACCACAGGCAGGAGTCTTTAACACCATTGGCGGTTATAATAACTTCTTCGGTTCTGCAGCAGGATCTTCGAATACCACTGGTAGCTGGAATAACTTTTTTGGTGGTTTAGCAGGAGCCTGGAATACCACCGGCAATAGTAATAATTTCTTTGGTTTTTATGCAGGAAGACTTAATACCACCGGCGCTTATAATAACTTCTTCGGTAAGGAAGCGGGGCGTTCAAATACCACCGGCTGTTATAATAATTTCTTTGGTCGATGTGCAGGATATTCAAATACCGCCGGCTCGAATAATAACTTCTTTGGTCGTTATGCAGGACGTAATAATACCACCGGCGCTTATAATAACTTCTTTGGTCGTTATGCAGGACGTTTTAATACCACCGGCAGTTATAATAACTTCTTTGGACGACTTGCAGGATGTTCGAATACCACCGGCAATCATAATAACTTCTTTGGTGGGTCTGCAGGAAGACTTAATACCACCGGCAACAATAATAACTTCTTTGGTAATTATGCAGGACGTTTTAATACCAGCGGTGGTGGTAATAACTTCTTTGGTCGTTATGCAGGACGTTATAATACCACTGGTAGCTGGAATAACTTTTTTGGTGAGAGTGCAGGACGTTATAATACCACCGGGTGTCATAATAACTTCTTTGGTTGTTATGCAGGACGTTCAAATACCACTGGTTGTGATAATAATTTCGTTGGACGACTTGCAGGATGTTCGAATACCACCGGCAGTCATAATAACTTCTTTGGTTGTTATGCAGGACGTTCAAATACCACCGCCTGTCATAATAACTTCTTTGGATTGCAAGCAGGATTTTGTAATACCACCGGCTGTAGTAATAACTTCTTTGGTCGTTGTGCAGGACGTAATAATACCACCGGCAGTCATAATAACTTCTTTGGTTGTAGTACAGGATTTTGTAATACCACCGGCTTTAGTAATAACTTCTTTGGTTTTTATACAGGACGTTATAATACCACCGGCTGTCATAATAACTTCTTTGGATTGCAAGCAGGGCGTCATAATACCAGCGGCTGTAGTAATAACTTTTTTGGTCATTATACAGGACGTTGTAATACCAGTGGCTTTAGTAATAACTTCTTTGGTCGTTATGCGGGACGTTATAATACCACCGGCTGTCATAATAACTTCTTTGGCGTAGAGACAGGATTTTGTAATACCACCGGCTTTAGTAATAACTTCTTTGGTGCATGTGCAGGATATTCTAACACCACTGGCAATTTCAACAACTTTTTTGGTTGTAATGCAGGACGTCTTAATACCACTGGCTCTTATAATGTCTTCTTTGGTTGTTCCGCTGGGTATTCAAATACCGCCGGCTGTCATAATTTCTTTGCTGGTCTTTGTTCGGGGTATAGTAATACCGGCTGTTATAATACCTTTATTGGTCGGCAAGCAGGACGTTATAATACTACCGGATCAGGTAATACCTTCATTGGTCGATGTGCAGGATTTTGTAATACCACTGGCAGTTGTAATAATTTCATTGGTATTGCAGCAGGACTAAGAAATACCACCGGCTCAAATAATAACTTCTTTGGACTTTCTGCAGGGCAATTTAATACCACCGGCTCAAATAATAACTTTTTTGGCTTTGCTACAGGATATTCGAATACCACCGGTTCTAATAATTTCTTTGCTGGACTATGTGCAGGACTTTCAAATACTACCGGATCTGACAATTTCTTTGCTGGACTATGTGCAGGATTTGCAAATACTACCGGCTCTCATAATTTCTTTGCTGGAATATGTGCAGGACGTTATAATACCAGCGGCTGTTATAATACCTTTATTGGTCGAATGGCAGGACATTGTAATCCCACCAGCTGTTTTAATACTTTTATCGGTCGTTACGCTGGACAACGTAACTGCTTCGGCTGTTATAATACTTTTATTGGCGGGGATGCTGGACGTTGTAATACTAATGGCTGTCAGAATAACTTCTTTGGTGGGAGTGCAGGAAGTTTTAATACCGGCGGCTCTTTTAATAATTTCTTTGGTTTTCGTGCAGGACTTTGCAATACCACCGGCAGTTGTAATAACTTTTTCGGTCGATGTGCAGGATATAATAATACCACCGGCTCGAATAATAACTTCTTTGGTTGTAGTACAGGATTTTATAATACCACCGGCAGTCATAATAACTTCTTTGGTCAATATGCAGGACGTTATAATAACACCGGGTGTCATAATAACTTCTTTGGTCGATGTGCAGGACTAAGAAATACCACTGGTTGTCATAATTTCTTTGCTGGATTATGTGCAGGTGCTTGCAATACCACCGGTTGTCATAATTTCTTTGCTGGTCAATGTGCAGGACTTTGCAATACCACCGGCAACAATAATAACTTTTTCGGTTCTCTAGCAGGATTTTGTAATACCATCGGCTGTTATAATAACTTCTTTGGTCAATATGCAGGACGTAATAATACCAGCGGTGGTGGTAATAATTTCTTTGGAAATTCTGCAGGTTTTTGTAATACCACCGGTGGTAGTAATAATTTCTTTGGAGAGTGTGCAGGTTATCAGAATACCACTGGCAGTTGTAATAACTTCTTTGGTCGTTTTACAGGACGTTGCAATACTACTGGCTGTCATAATAACTTCTTTGGAAATTGTGCAGGATGTTCGAATACCACTGGTTGTGATAATAATTTCTTTGGTCGTTATGCGGGACGTTATAATACCACCGGTGGAAGTAACGTCTTTATCGGGTATAACGCTGGTTGTGCAGTAACCACCGGTTGCAGTAACACTATCATCGGGTCTGTTATTGGTTCTGCTGGGCTATGTAATACCGTAATTATGGCAGCAGGAACCTGTGAACGATTAAAAGTTAACAATACCGGTCTTTATGTTAATGGGTCATTATTCAGCGGAGGCGGTGGCACCTTAGACGGTCTGTCAGACGTAGTTATTACATCAGCATCAGCTTGTCAGGTTTTGAAATTTGATGGTACTAATTGGATCAACGGAATCGATAGCACAAGTGTTGGGGGAAGCGGAGAGTTTACATTAAGTGGCAATAATGGTACTATTTATAGCACTGAAGCAGGAACCGGCGGAACTGGAACTAGCAATTTCTTTGCCGGGCTTTGTGCTGGATATTGCAATACCACTGGTAGTAATAATTTCTTTGCTGGATTATGTGCCGGTTTTTCAAATACTACAGGTAGCTGTAATATTTTCATTGGTTGTGCTGCCGGTTTATGTAATACCACTGGTAGTAATAATTTCTTTGCTGGATCATGTGCCGGTTTTTCAAATACTACAGGTAGCTGTAATATTTTCATTGGTTGTGCTGCCGGTTTATGTAATACCACCGGTGTTGGTAACTTTTTTAGTGGAAGAAGCACAGGAAGTGCCAATAGTACAGGATCTCATAATAACTTTTTTGGACAAGTTACTGGTTTTTGTAATACAACTGGATGTTACAACAACTTTTTCGGTCGTTATGCAGGAGGATGGAATACCACCGGCAGTCATAATAACTTCATAGGTGGATCTGCCGGATTCTGTAATACTATAGGTAGTTATAATAATTTCTTTGGCAATGCGGCTGGATATAATAATACCACCGGCTGTCATAATAATTTTATCGGTCGATTTGCAGGATGTTCGAATACCACCGGCAGTCATAATAACTTCATAGGTGGATCTGCCGGATTCTGTAATACTATAGGTAGTTATAATTTCTTTGCCGGGTTTTGTGCTGGACGTTCAAATACCACCGGGTGTTATAATAACTTCTTTGGTCGATTTGCAGGGTGTTCAAATACTAGCGGCTGTCATAATAACTTCTTTGGTCGATCTGCTGGATTGTCTAATACCACCGGCAGTCGTAATAACTTCTTTGGTTGTGGTGCAGGAGCTACATCCACACTTGGCAACGATAATAACTACTTTGGATTCAGGGCCGGCCCTAACGTTAATACCAGTACGGCAACCAATAATATTGCCATTGGTTGCTATGCCGGGTATTGGCTCAACAATGGTAGCCATAACAACTTCATAGGAATGCAGGCCGGGTGTTTAACGAGTACCGGAGGCTGCAATAATTTCTTAGGATCACAAGTTGGGGTCTCCAATTCCAGTGGTAGTCATAATAACTTTTTAGGTTGCCGAGCCGGATTTTCTAATAACAGTGGTAGTTACAACAACTTTTTCGGTCGTTATGCTGGGTATGGTAATACCACTGGGTGTCATAATTTCTTTGCCGGCCAATGTGCTGGATATTGCAATACCACTGGCATAAACAATGTTTTTATAGGAAGAATGGCCGGATTTGGTAATAACTGTAATAATAATATTTTTATTGGAACCTGCGCAGGATATTGTAATACCACAGGAAGATATGGTATCTTTTTAAGTTGTTTGGCGGGTGCTTGTAATACAACCGGTTATGCTAATATCAATTTGGGATTTAGAGCAGGACAACAAACTACCACAGGATCTTATAATGTTTATGCAGGAGCTCTTGCCGGTGCTTGCAATACCACAGGGTCCGGTAATGTCTACCTCGGTCAACGTGTTGGTAATTATAATACCACCGGTTCTTGTAATATATTCATGGGGACAAGTGCAGGTTTTTGTAATACCACTGGCACTCATAACAACTTTTTTGGTTCTTGTGCTGGTCGCAATAACACCACAGGAGTTAACAACGTTTTTATCGGCGGATACGCTGGTTGTGAAAATACTACAGGTTACAATAATATTTTAATCGGTTACTATTCGGGTGTGACCGGTTCTAAAGGCTCCGGTCCAGGTATTTGCAAAATTACCAATGAAGCTAACTATATTATAATGGGCAATGCTAATCATACTTGTTCTTTAATACAAGTTGGTTGGACTACTGCGTCGGATACACGAGACAAATGCATTTTTGGACCAGTACCACATGGTAGAGGTTTCCTTAACAGTATAAACCCAATTACGTATGCATTTAAAAACAGAGAAACCAATGAGCTAATTGATCAGCACAATAAACGACGTTACGGATTTTCTGCACAAGAAATATTAGAGCTAGAAGGCGATAATCCTGTTATTGCCAGTAAAGACAATCCGGATAAATTGAACTTAACCAGCGATTATCTTATACCGATCTTGGTCAATGGATTCAAGGAACTATCGGCGGAAGTTAATAAACAACAAACATTAATCGAATCGTTATTGGCTCGTATCCAAGTACTAGAATCTCAATAAAATAATTAGTCCATGTTGAACTCTGCTATATATGTAGAGTTCAACAGGATTATTTTATGAAAGAAATATTAATTGCCACTCCTTGTCTAGACGGCAAAGTGGATGCTTACTATGTACATAGTCTCTGCGAATCAATCAAATTAGGACTAAAAAATCAATTACATATTCGTGCTATATTTTTAGCCGACGAAAGTATTCTCCCAATGGCAAGAAATGAGCTTATTAATCTTGCCTACCAAGAAAATTATGATGCCATGGTATTCGTTGACGACGACGAATATTGGCCCCCGGAAATCCTTATGGAAATTTTATTGTCCGATAAGGATGTTATCGCAGTTCCAGTAGTTAATAAAGGTGATAAAAATATAGCTTACAACATTTTTATCGACAAAAATAATAAAAATATAGACCCAATAGATGGTTATTTTACAGTTAATAAAGTAGGTACTGGATTTTTAAAACTTTCAAAAAAAGCCATAGTTGATCTTTACGAATCAAATCCTGAAATAATTTTCAGATCAAAAAAACTTAAAAACGTATTTGAATACGGAAATAGCAATAATCAATTTATCGGCGAAGATATTATGCTTTGCCAAAAATTAAAAGAACTTGGTTACGAAATTTGGGTCAATCCATCAAAAACAGTTTCACACTTGGGTCCAAAAATGTATACCGGTAACTTTTTAGATAGTATAAAATCTTGGTATGATAAAAAATAGTATTGATATCATCATCCCCACAATGTGGAAGATGAAAGAATTTCCCAATTGGTTAGAAAAATATACACAATCTGATTGTATAGGTAACATCTATGTTATCGACAATGATCACATCAATAGACCAATACATAATAGTTTTCAACATCCAAAAATTCAATTGATATCCTTTAATCGTAATATCTATGTCAATCCAGCTTGGAATGAAGGATATTACCGATCAAAAGCAGATATTCTTTGTATTTTAAATGACGATATATCTGTAGATAATTCTCTGTTTGATTATATTCAAACTTTGGATTTTGCTCAAATTGACATCATTGGTGTACATCTTCGCGGCAGTATTGATAATTATCATATTGTACATCATCCAGATCGAGAAGAAAAATTAATTAAACTTAATGTTGACCGATCAACTCCAATTGGAGGTCAAAGTTATGCCTTTGGCGTTTGTATGTTTATAAAACGATCTTCTTACAAAGTAATTCCAAGTCTATATCAAATTTGGTATGGTGATGATTATTTGATACAAAATTGTGAAAATGTTTATGCTTTGAAAACCAGTAAGATTACCGGAGAAATTTCCAAAACAATAGTGGCTTTTGATAAAACCACCGAAGTACATAAAAGAATTTCTCTAGATTCAAGCAATGCATTTAAGTATAATCATTTTTTAAACGTAGAAAAGTGGGATTTAGTAAATCAATATCGAAAATCAAATAATCAATTGAGTAATAAATCAAATAAAGAGAATATCGATTTATTCGAAAAAGAATATCAATTAGCAGTAAAAACTCCTAGCGATATAAATCAAAATTTACAGTTATTACATCAATTAGCTAAAAAATGTCATCACATAACAGAATTTGGCGTTAGAACAGGATGCAGTACTAGAGCTTTTTTAAACACCGATTGTGTTTTGCGATCGTACGATATTGTGATTGATAATCAAGTTGATCAATTGTTTAATATTGCAAAAAGTCGAGGACGCGATGTTAAATACATTAAAAATGATGTACTAACTATCGATATCGATGAAACTGATCTTTTATTCATTGATACATTTCATGTTTATCCGCAATTAAAAAAGGAACTTGCGTTACATGCTAAAAAAGTTAAAAAGTATATAGCGTTTCATGATACATATACATTTGGATTAACAGGTGAACATTCTTCAGATAAAAAAGGTTTGTTGACTGCTATTATAGAATTTTTAATCGAAAATCCCGAATGGCGATTCAAAACTTTTGAAACTAAAAATAATGGTATAACTATACTAGAGAAAACAATATAATGAGCAAATACAGTATATTTCATTTACAAGGCGGAATTGGAAAACATGTGGCCGCGACCGCAGTTGCTAGAGCTATTAAAAATAATCATCTTAATAGAAAACTAATTGTAGTTTGTGCCTATCCAGAAATATTCATTAATCTTGATTTTGTGGATCGTGTATACCAAATTGGTAACACAAACTATTTTTATCAAAATTATATTCAAGATAAAGATTCGATTATTTTTCATCATGAACCATACTATACTACAAATCATATCCATAAACGTAAACGTTTGATAGAAAACTGGTGTGATATGTATGGTTTAAAGTATAACAATGAATGGCCTACTATAAAGTTTAATAAATTACAATTTGATCTAAGTAAAAAGTTTTGGTCAAGAACTAAACCTATTATGGTTATACATACCAATGGTGGAGTAATGACCACAGACGCTAAACCGTATTCTTGGACCAGAGATATGCCCGAGGATATTGCACAAGAAATAGTAGATCACTATCGGCGTGATTATCATATATATCAGGTTACAAAACTTAATTCGCCCAAGCTTCAACATGCTGACCCGATATTTGCTACACAACAATCATCGTTGACTTTAATGGAATTGTTCAGTTTATTACTACACAGTAAAAAACGAATATTAATCGATTCTTGTTTGCAACATGCAGCCGCGGCATTAAAAAAACCCTCAACTGTATTATGGAATGGTACCAGTCCAAAAGTTTTTGGCTATGATCTGCATGACAATATAAATACTGAAATACCATATGATTTTAAATTACCAGGAAGTTATTTGTTTGATTTCGATTTTAATGGAAATGAATTAGAATATCCATTTGCCGAAGATCAAAAACTTTTTGATATGGATAAAATTATTAAATCAATTGATACTCAAAAATAGGAGTGAGTTTTTAAATGAAAGAAATGATTGAACAAATTATTCGAGACGAAGTTAGACGTAGTATGGCTAAAACCTACTATTTTATGTCAGGATTACCACGGTCCGGTAGTACATTATTAAGCAGTATATTAAATCAAAATCCTAGATTTTATTCTGGACCTAGTTCTCCTGTGGTTCCTACCATGTTAGCTCTTGAAAATTCATTAGCTAATGATGAATTATTTTTAGCATATCCAAAACCCGAGCAAGCAGCTAAAATAATTGCCAGTGTAATAGTTAATTTTTATAGTGATGTTGAAAAACCGGTTATCTTTGATAAGAACCGTAGTTGGGTAAATCGACTACATTATATTAATGGATATTTTGGTATAGAGCCCAAAGTTATTTGTCCGGTAAGAAACATAGATGAAATTTTAACTTCGTTTATTACTATGCATCGTCGTAATCCTTATACTGGATCGGGTAAAATTAATTTCATCGATGAGATGTTAATTAAAAGTAATATGCCATTAAATGATGATGCTCGCTGTGAATTTTTAGCTAGTCCAATGGGTATACTAGGACAAAGTTATAATGGATTGAAACAGGTCATCATGGAAGGTAAGCAAAAATCATTGCATTTTGTTGAATATGACGAGTTAATTAATAATCCTGAAGAAACTATGCGTAAAATCTACACTTTCTTGGGAGAAGAATACTATAATCATGATTTTTCTAAGGTTGAAAACTTGCATCAAGAGAGGGATAGTGAGATATATGGTTTAGCTGATATGCATAATGTAAGAGAAAATATAAATAAAGTATCAGCAGATCCTAGTGAAATATTGTCTGAAAATATTTTAAACAAATGTCGTGGAACTGAGTTTTGGCGTGAATTAGATCAGGAATATAATTCAGATGAAGAAATATCAGCCGAAACCGAAGAAACAATATTTGATTCCGACAAGTCTGTCGATGATACTAAAATTATAGGAGCATAAAATGAATTTTTTACCTGATACAGAATTAACACCAGAACAACGTGTAACAAATACTGTTCGTGCAGCCAGAGACAGTGTTTGGGTTGTTAACGATGAATTAGCCAAATATGCAGCAAATAACAATGTTTTAACTGACGAAATGAAAGGCAATATTGAACGCAATGTTGCACATTTAGAGTTAGTTGTAGCTAATCCAGATGTGGTCAGTCTAGGCGGAGACATAACTGATCTTACTGCTGCTATTACCAATGGTAAAGCTGTATTGCCCCAACAAAGCTGACAGAAAAAATAAATTTTCAAATTGACAAAAAAGATACAGTAAATTTGTTTGCTGATCAATTAAAAAAATAGTTCAAAACAAGCGATCTAATACTTTTTTTATTTCGAATATTTTTTCAATTAAATAGCATAAGTTTTCGCTTATGCTATTTTTTTATAGATATAAGCGATCTAGGAAGAAAATGGTTAGTCAATTATTTCATTTTACAAAACTTTATCGATTAAAAAACATATTAAGCAGAGACAGTCTCAATGTTGGTTTTATTAATATAGGTCCTGATGTTGGGTTTAATAATTTTATATACTTTACTCGAGACAAAAATCATTGTTATATAACTGAGGTTTTTGGTGCTAACTGCGTTCTTGTATTTGATCGCGAAAAACTTTGTTATAACTATTCTTTAAAATTATCTGCGGGCTGGTTTCAAAATTTTAAATCTTTTGGCGGGAAACCGGTTGAGGGTAAAAAAGTTTATGATTGGTATCAAAAAGTTCATGGGGTAACACACTCTCCCCAGGAAGTACAAAAAATAATAGTAAATCACGGAAGAGAATCTGAAGAAAGAATTAGTCGAAGTGTTACTAATTTAAAAAAATATTTACTAGAAATTGTTGTAACAAAAAAAGAGATTGTTGAGAAAATTTTACCCTATGGGAAGACTAATAACATTTCGATCAGTATAGCAGATTTTACTTATAATCGTGTTTGGTATCCTAATAGAACTAAAATTTATTTACGTGAGTGATTTAAAAGTTCATCGATGTGCTCTTAAATAATTTTATGTTTTTCATAAATATAAAAAAAATTATTTAAAAAACAATTTAAGAGTTCATATGCTAACAAAAAGTATTAAACAAGTCCTATTTTTAGTTAATCTATACTTGAGTAATTTAATATTTTTCATAAATAAACAAAATAGGATTAATTGAGTATGGCTATTCAATTACAATTACGTCGTGGTTCAACAGTTCAACACAGTACATTTACTGGTGCTATCGGTGAAATTACCGTTGATACTGATCTACAAACGATACGTGTTCATGATGGATCAACCCCCGGTGGAATTCCGTTAGTCAGTGGCGGGTCGGTTTTTAATATTTTACAATACGAAAGTGGAATCATAACTGGTACGTCATTGACCAGTCTAGATAGTTTCGATGCCACTGAACATAGAACTGCCAAATATCTTGCACAAATAGTGGATGGTGCGGCAGTTCATAGCAGTGAAATTATTGTAACACATAATGGAACCAATGCATATATCACTGAATACGGTATTATTACCAGTGGATCAGAATTAGGAGAATTTACAGTAACATTATCGGGCAGTGTATTGACATTAAAATTTACACCAACCGGTGCTACTAGTATGATAATAAAATTAGTAAGGATGTCGATTACCGCATAAAAACAATATCTAATTATTAGACGTTGTAAAGTGGAAAGGGAAACTTTATGGCAACAATAGACAAAGATTTTAAAGTTAAAAATGGTTTAGTTGTGGGTTCTGATACTGAATCTACTTCCAGCTCAACTGGCGCTTTGATTGTAGCCGGTGGTGTGGGTATAGCAAAAAATCTAAATGTACAGGGTGATATATATCAAAATGGTATATTGTTTACACCCACTGACCCTTATGCTACCACATTTGCATTGCTAAATATTTGATTAGGAACAACAATGCCGATTTCAGTTAAACAATTTGTTGATAAAGTACAATCTCTAGCAGCGACTGCCAATGATTCGTTTGAAATTTCTCAAATGGCTGGCACTATCGATGTCTTAGAAAATTTAGAAAATTTCAGTGTAGCCACAGTCTCAGCTTTGCCACTAGCTAGCGATAATCAAGGTCGTTTGATTTATGTTGAGGATGTTTGTCAATATTATAAAAGCAATGGAAATACTTGGAATACCTGTTTTACACCAGCACCAATTCCTCCCATTCCAGCTGGGCCATTGTATGGTTGGGGAAATAACTGCGTTCCTGCTGGGGGCGGTTATCCAACAGGAACTATAGGCGATGGCACTTCAACCAATCGGTCCAGTCCAGTCAGTGTGGTAGGTGGATTTACTGATTGGATTGATGTTAACGGCGGAGAATATCATGTATTAGGATTAAGAATTGATGGAACCATTTGGGCCTGGGGTGGTAATAAATATGGCGAGCTGGGCAATAATTGTGGTGGAAAATATGGTAATCAAAGTAGTCCAGTCAGCGTGGTAGGTGGATTTACTGATTGGTGTGCTATTTCTGCAGGTAATAGTTCTACTAGCTATGTTGGTGGTCATAGTTTAGGATTGAGATCCGATGGTACGGCCTGGGCTTGGGGACGTAACTACAGTGGCGAGTTAGGAATTAACGCTGTCGGTTCTGGTGCATTTATTTCCAGTCCAGTATCGGTAGTAGGTGGATTTACTGATTGGTGGAAAATCACTGCCGGAATGCAACATAGTGTAGGACTTAGATGTGATGGCACATTATGGGCGTGGGGATTTAATAATCGAGGCCAATTAGGCATGGGTTATATCGGAACTAGCTTTTCCAGTCCAGTATCCGTAGTGGGCGGATTCACAGATTGGTGTCAGGTCAGTGCCGGTGGTAATCATAATATGGCAATTAGAACTGATGGCACCGCCTGGGCTTGGGGCTGTGATGCAAACGGAAAATTAGGTCGTGATGTTGGTTTTGGATGTGTAGCCAGTCCAGTATCCGTAGTAGGCGGATTCACAGATTGGTGTCAGGTCAGTGCTGGGGGGTTACAAAATTCTGCTGGAATTAGATCCAACGGAACATTATGGGCTTGGGGATTAAGTAATAGCAGTTTTCCTTATGGCGGGATGGTAGGCGACGGATTTGCGGTTACTCGAAGTAGTCCGGTCAGTGTTGTGGGCGGATTTACTGATTGGTGTCAGGTTTCAGTGGGTACCCTTCAAACAGGCGCTGTACGGACCGATGGCACATTATGGGTCTGGGGAGATTCCTGTACAACCTTTGGTATATATTTAGGAGACGGAGGGCCGAGTGGGTCTAAGTCCAGTCCAGTATCAGTAGTGGGTGGGTTTACTGATTGGGTTAAAGTTACACATGCAAATATATATAGCACTACGTTAGGTCTTCGCGCAGTATAAGGATAATGAAGGAACATAAATGACAATTAATTTAACAGATTTAGAGTTTTTAATATCAGAACAAGTTTCTTCAGTGACTGATAGAGAACAACTTTTAATCTATTCAAAAATTTTATCTAAATTAAAAAATCAATGGGTCAGCACCGTAGATGCTGTTGCAGATTTGCCCGATGCAACTGGTGTTGAAGGAGAAATTTATTATGTTATTGATACCAACACTGTATATTATAGTAACGGAACAGAATGGATATCGTTAAAGGAGGCAGCCGGCGGTGGTTCTCTATATCTTTGGGGTAACGCATATGATCTAACTGTAGGGTTTATCGGCGATGAGACTCCTGTGCCTTATTTTTGGGCAGAGTTTGACGATTGGACTCAATTCGATCTTTCCAAATTTGGATGTCATGAAATGGGAATTAGGTCCGATGGTACGTTATGGGCATGGGGCGATGGCAGCAACGGAAAATTAGGAAATAATTCCTACTCCTACTCGCAAAGTCCAGTGTCGGTAGTGGGTGGATTTACAGATTGGTGTCAGGTCAGTGCCGGTCCCCAGCATACTGCAGCCGTGAGGGCAAATGGTACATTATGGACCTGGGGACGTGAATCCTATGGGCGACTAGGCAACAACGAAGGAGGATCCTACACTGCAAAAAGCAGCCCAGTATCAGTTGTAGGTGGATTTACCGATTGGTGTCAGGTCAGTGCCGGTTACCAGCATACTGCAGCCGTAAGAGAAAATGGTACACTATGGACTTGGGGCCTGAGTTCAAATGGTCAATTGGGGGACGGAACAATAACTGATCAAAGTAGTCCAGTATCAGTGATAGGTGGATTCACTGATTGGTGTCAGGTCGGTGCTGGGTGTAAACACAATGCAGCTATAAGAGAGAATGGTACACTATGGGCCTGGGGCCGTAATCAGTGTGGTCGATTGGGGGACGGAACAATAACTGATCAAAGTAGTCCAGTATCAGTGGTAGGTGGATTCACTGATTGGTGTCAGGTCAGTGCCGGATCCTACAACACTGCAGCTATAAGAGAGAATGGTACATTATGGACTTGGGGAGCTGTATACGCTGGTCGACTGGGCAACAATAACAACAATACTAATAAATCCAGCCCAGTGTCGGTAGTGGGTGGATTTACTGATTGGTGTCAGGTCAGTATTGGCGAAGCAACATCAGTAGCACTGAGAACCGACGGAACCGCTTGGATGTGGGGCGGAAATTCAGACTTTCAAATTAGAGCAGCTTATAGTAATTTTTCATCACCAGTTTCGGTCTTGGGTAATCATTTGGATTGGATTTCTGTAGCAATAAGCAACAATGTAGTCAGCGGATTAAGAGCAGAAAATTAAATATAAATAAGGAAACAAGGGGAAAATAATGTTTGTTTTAGTACATAAAAACCGAGTAATAGTAGGCCCTGTTGGGTGGAATACTGCCATGTTTAACAATGCTCTACGAAAAGAAAAAATTACGTTCGATCTTCCTGTAGATGCGCCGGCTACAATGCCTTTGATCATCGATCAAAATACCAGAATATCTGTGGCTCAAATAACTAAACCTTCTTTCAAATCTAAAATTCAATACCTTGAAGGACCATACTGGGATCTCAGCAACGATACGGTGCAAGCAACATACCAAGTTCGCAATCAACCGATTGATACAGTTAGAGATATTCTAAAAAAGAAAATATCAGAAATTCGTTGGGCGAAAGAAGTCAGCGGAACTACTGTGACAATACAGGGAATACAACATCAAATACCCACAGATCGAAATACTCGAGCCAATATTGGAGTAGCATTGTTAAATATGGACAGCAATAATACAATAAACTGGAAATTTGGCTCTGTCTGGATGACTATTTCTAAAAGTGATCTTGAATCTGTAGTTACTGCAATAAACTCTCATGTTCAAACTTCATTCGACTGGGAAAAAGCCAAATCTGATATAGTCGATTCATTAAATACTCTGGAGGATCTAGATCAATTTAAAATTGTAGACGAACAAACTCCATTGCTGAAACAACTATTCGGAAATAGATAATATTTAAACTGAATTGAGTTATTATGCCTAACATAGACAAATCATCACTGCAATCAAATTTAGAAACACTAATATCCAATATCGATAATACTACTTGTATCAAGGATATTTTATTATCTGCTGATGCACATTATAGAATATCAGAAAATTTTTCCACTGGTGTGCTCTATACTTGTGAATTGCCTAGCACCGCTTCGGGTTGTGTAGCCTGTGGTCATCTTATATTTGTTGATGAAGTCAATAAACATCTTGTTGCAGGACCGTTTGGTTGGTATGATTTAAATGGTGATCTTATTCGTCAGGATGCCAGTATGCACGAAGTCTATGGCTGGGGAGTAAACACAATATTACCTACTCAATATGCTGATAACTCCAATCCTGCAACCTCACCAATTCAAGAAGTTGAGGGATTTAAAAATTGGATTAAAATTTGCAATACCATCAATGGAGCGGGAATAATCGGGGACATTGATAATCAGTGCGGTGATTTATATTGGTGGGGAAAATATGGCGGCGGAGCAATTGCTTGTCCTGGTGTTAACTTTGTAGCTTTTCAACCTGTAAAGGTTAACACAGGATTCAGTGACTGGACAGATGTTAGTACCGGAAAAACTGTGGGTATTGCACTGAGAGCCAATGGAACTATTTGGACTTGGGGCTGTAATTCAAGCGGACAATTAGGCATCAATTCCGCCGGCTATTATACTTCAAAACTCAGCCCCGTGTCGGTAGTGGGTGGATTTACCGATTGGTGTCAGGTTAGTGCCAGTAGCGGTGGTTGCCATGTTGCAGCCGTTAGAAACAACGGAACCCTATGGACCTGGGGCCAGAATTGCGCCGACGGACGGTTAGGCAACAATTGTAATTTTAATCAATCCAGCCCAGTATCAGTAGTAGGTGGGTTCACTGATTGGTGTCAGGTCAGTGCTGGTAGCTATCATACTGCAGCCGTGAGAGAAAATGGTACATTATGGACTTGGGGCAATGGTGTATGTGGTCAATTGGGCACAGGAAACGGTGGCTATTTGTATTGTGTCAGTAGTCCGGTTAGTGTGCTAGGTGGATTTACTGATTGGTGTCAGGTCAGTGCCGGATCCTACAACACTGCAGCTATAAGAGAGAATGGTACATTAT